AGTTTCCCGATACGCCGAACCCGAGCTCCAATGCCAATACGCTCGATGAATACGAGGAAGGCGACTGGGTTCCCACCTTTACCTGCGCGACGCCAGGCACGCTCGCCGTTACCTACACGATCCGCTCGGCCGAGTATACCAAGATCGGACGCACCAACAGTATCTTTGGACAGGTGTTGTTGGCCTCCTATACGCCTGGCACAGCGTCGGGGCAAGTGCGCGTGGATGGGTTGCCGTTCGCGGCGGGCACCACGACGGGTCATAGCTTCGTGCAGTCAACCGCATGGAATGGCGTTACGAAGGCTGGTTATACGCAGATCGCCGCGTTCGTCTTATCTGGAGGTTCGGCTGTCTTGATGTTTGCCATGGGATCAGGTGTCGCTTTGACTTCAGTAAACATCGCCGATTTGAGTGGTGCGCCGCTTCCCAACTTCGCTTGGGGTGGGCTCTACAGAACAGCTACGTAAGGAACCAGCATGGACAAACTCACCATAGTGGATCGCATCGAGGTCAATCTCGATGGGGTTATACAAGTTCGGATCGCTCGCTTGCTCATGGACGGCGAGGTTGAGGTCAGTAATCGTTGGCTTCGCGGCGTGATCACGCCGACCGAGACTCCGGTACAGTCTTGGGTCGATACGATGAACACATACATCGTTGACGTTCTGGCTTGGCCGGTCATGGACGAGGAGAGGCTGGCCTTGGTCTATGATGCTTCCTTGGAGTTCCACACCTTCCCTGTGATCCAAGCCTACGCAAGTTCTCGAGCAGCCGCTCTTGTACAGTTCGACTAGGAGAACCTCGTGATCAACCCCAAAGAACAGTTTACGCTTGCTGACCTCGTCAGTATCGAGCGCGACAATCGAGTCCTGGTCCGAATGGATATGTTCATCGACCATAGCTCCAAACTGTTCGTGACCAAGCACGGAGTGATCCCACCGGGAGCCTCGGTGGAGGCGTTCATCAAGTTGGCTAACGAGATGGCCTTGGCATTGTACAGTGGTCCACTCACCGAGCCCAGCGTGGTACTCATTCAGAAGATGTGCAAGCTGGCTCATACGCCTAAGACCATCGCGGCATATAAGAAGGCTCAGCACGACAAGCGGGTCAAAGAAATCGAACGTTTGGCGCACCTACGCAAGCTGCCTATGAACAGGGAGCAGATCGAAGGTCTACTCGCTGAGCATTCTCGCATCGAAGCTAAAATCCGAGAGGGTGGATGATGAAAGCCATCAAGGAAATTGCGACCAGGACGGTCTTCGGTGTCTCGTTCGGCGATAATACCTACAAGGTGCTGGGTGAGATTGCGCTCGACCCGGAGGGATGGTTCAACCCTGCAGTCGAGAAGATCGTCATTCGAACCGTCGAGATCATCGTCTACGATTTCAAAGACAGTAACGGTGACCCCATCGCGCAGACGGGTTGGTTCCATGCAGCCAATTCCTACTATAAGGACCTGCCCTCTCCCCCAGGCACCGGCAATCCGTATATGTTCTGCGTAGTTGAGGCAGGTTCTTACCACAACATTAATCCGTTTCCCGGTGGAACGGGAATGTCTTTTCCAAAACATCCGACCGATGAGCCAACCTTCAGGCTCATGGGGTACATTCCCAACGTGATCGATGAGTTTACCTACTTCATGACGATCACCTACACGCGAGAGGAGTTGCCGTCATGAGTGACCACATAGAGTTGATGGTCAAAGCCTGGTACAGGGCAGGCAGTTTTCCCGTTCAGTTTCCCTTCTTCGAGAACCCATGGGAAGACTTTCCGATCTGGGTCTTCGGCGTAGGCGCTTACATCTTCGTCGGTGAAGCGCCACGAGCTATGCACACCTGCCAGAATTATCGGCCCGACATCTTCTTCATGTCGGGACCAGGGGAGACGCGACTGCAGGGCTTCTTTCAGGAGGGTATCGCTCTTCCGTTGCCGGCTCGAGACGAACCGGGTGCTGACAACATTCACCTCGACATTCACATCGAGCACAAGAGCATGCCCTACGGCTTCATCTATACCTGCATCTACGGGGAAAGGGAGGTTGTATCGTGACGAATTTACCTGTTCAACCCAAGACCTATCTCACGATTATCGCCGAGATCAAGGCCAGCCTTGCCAAGACCGGCATCAAGTGTGGCTTTCATATTGGAAATGCCGCCGATAAGTCCACCTGGCGCCTCGAGTTTGTTCCTGGTACATCACCTGAGCGGAAGGCGATCTTGCAGAAAGTTATAGATGATTTTCCTATTGACTTCAACGCTAGCCATCAGTGAGGAACTATGACTGCTAAGGGGGAAGGGGTCAGCTTGGATAGTGTGTTTCGGATACCGATCCGTGAGTTTCTCGAGCGCATCATCGAGGAGCGCGATCGGCTTTATGATACGCGCTTCAGGGCAGGTGAGATCGCGGTCAATGCAGCGTTGGCTGCTCAAGAGAAAGCAGTTACCGCTGCATTTTCTGCTTCGGAAAAGGCCATCATCAAAGCGGAGGATGCGCAGCGCGAGTACAATGTTCGTTCTAACGAGTTTCGTGGACAACTGGCTGATCAAGCTCAGCTTCTGATGTCTCGTACCGAAGCGTTGACGATGTTCAATGCGTCCTCTGACAAGATTGAAGCTATGCGTTTGTTTTTCGAAAGCCGTCTCGAGACCCAGCGTCTAGCCTTTGAGAAGATAAACGACAATTTGACCAAGGAACTTGGAAATCTAAGAGAGTACAGAAGCGAATCTGTGGGGAGCAAATCCACCCAGCGCGAAACGATGAGCTACATAATTGGGGCCATCGGCATCGCCATCGCCGTGGTGGCTATCACCCTCAAGAGAGGAATTTAAGACATGCTCGATGAACGTACCTTACAACAATGGCTCAAAGAGTTGGGCTATTTCACCGGCGCTGTTGACGGCGTCAGTGGTGAACCCTTCAAGCAAGCTATCGCAGAGATGGAGTTAGCTACAGGTCTCGACATCAACACTTGGAACGACGAGCGTCGCCACATGGCGGCTGAGCAACTTTTCCTGCGCGATCACGGGTTCTCGACCGACATCGATGGGCTCTACGGTCCGGCTACCCAGCGGGCCCACAACGACTACATTTCAAAGGATCGAGACGTTGACCAGCCCGAGGAGGAGGTGGCCCACCTACCCACGATGTGGCCGCGTCAAAAAGACGTGCCGGCGTTCTATGGCGAGATGGGAAAGAATCAGGAGTTGATTGTGCCACCCTACCAGCTGTGGTACGGTAAGATCCCAGTCGAGCACATCTCTGTCCACCAGAGGGTCGCCCCGTCTGTGCTTCGAGTGCTCGTCAACGTGCTCTCCCTTTATGGCGACCAGGTTAAGCTCCTGGGTCTCGACCAGTACAGTGGTAGCTTGAACGTGCGTAAGATGCGCGGTGGCAATTCCTGGTCGATGCATTCTTGGGGGATCGCCATCGACTTCGACGCGCCACACAACGAGTTGAACTGGGATCACACCCGCGCTCGATTTGCCAAGCCCGAGTACCGGAGGTTCTTTGATTGTTGGTATGCCGAGGGTTGGATAAGCCTGGGACGTGAGCGTGACTACGATTGGATGCACATCCAAGCTGCAAGATTATAGTTGCATGTCCAATCGAAACCTGTTATGGTAACTTATCAACCCTAACAGGAGAACTAAACATGGGCTGCGTTTATAAGATCACTTGTCGAGTCAATAGCAGAATGTCATACATCGGGGCAACCTATCGCACGGCACAACGAAGGTGGGGAGCCCACTGCTCGGCCGCGCGTGCCGGTCTTGGTGCGCTATTGCATGCCGATATCAGACGATTTGGCGAGGGTAAGTTTAAGATACAAACCTTGTTTGAACATGATGATGATGACATACTTGCCAAGAGGGAAAAATTATTGATCAAAAAACATAGAACCCTATATCCCAAAGGTTACAACTTGACGACGGGTGGTGATGAGGAGTTTCACGTTGAGAGAACCAAGCGTAAGATGTCACGATCACGAAACAAATTACTTCGTCAAGATCCTAACCTTCGTGCTAAAATTGGTCTTGCAGTATCATTAGCCAAGTCAACAGATAAAGCGCACAAGATCACAATTGAAGCAGCCCATAAAAGTTGGAAAACCAGACGCAAGAACTTTACTGCTGATGAGATTTCTAGACGATATAGTGAGGCAGCTATGAAACGTGACAACACGGGCAATGCTAAAAAAGGTTGGGAGACTCGCCGACGCAACATAACCCAGGGGTAGACAAGCTAACCAACGTATGGTATACCGAAGTTGTAAGGGGGAACGATGCTAGGGAACGTGCTCGAATATTGGGCGATCCGCTCGTTCAAGAGGGAACTGGCGGTCATCGCCTTTTTCTTTTGGATGGCGATCAGCATCAAGGTGTTTTGGATGACAGAGGTCGCGCTCATCAACGCGCTAGCCTCAGCTTATGGGACCGCCTCGATGTCGGTCTGGCTCTATGTAGCTGCTGCCTTCGGTCTCGACTACTACTCGAAGATCGGCAACCCGCAGTCGCTCCAGGGTCACGGAAATCCACCACCACCGCCCGTTATGTCCCCTCCTGGTGTGTTGCCGAAGGTGCCACCCGCGCCGGGAAACGGTCAGTTGACCTCACTGGCTGTACTGCCACGGGTACCAGTAAGGAGCGTTCAATGATCGTTGGCTTGCTCGTTCGTTTCGGCCTGGGTGCCATCGTCCCATGGCTCCTGCCCGGTCTCGTCGCTGCCCTCATCGGTGGTGGCGGACTAGCCGCCTGGGG